AGCAGCGTTCTTTAGGTGTAAACCCTGAAGTAGCTTCTGCAAACTCAAGAGCTACTATTGCTGAAAACTTTGCTGGTATGAAAGTTATGTCGGCTACAACATTGTCAACTTACACAACTGGTGCTGGTGCTGATCGTGTAGGCGCAATTGTTAGTAACGCTCCAACACCAACGTACTCTGCTGCTAGAGACACAATGACGCAATCAATTCAAGTCACTGGTTTCCAAGCAAACTTACTTGTTGCTGCTGGTGAAACTCTAACTGTTACAGGTCGTAACCGTTTAAACCTTTCAACACGTAAGGTTATTCTTGATGAAACAGGTGCTACTATTTTGTTCTCAGGAACAGTAACACAAGCAGCCACGCTAAACGGTTCTGGTGTTGGTACTTTAGTAATTACCGGCCCTGCTATCTTTGAAGCAACAGGTGCATATAACACTGTTGATTCTGCATTGGCGATTGGTGATGTTGTAACACTAGGTGGGGCAGCTTCTAAAGTTATCCAGCCTAATATGTTCTGGAACAAGCAAGCGTTCTCAGTAGGTTCAGTACCTATGAAGAAACTTTACAGCACTGATACTATTGCAACTACAGAAGATGGTTTGCAAATGCGTATTAGTCGCGGTGCTTCATTCTTAGCTAATGAGCAAAAGGTGCGTATTGATTTCCGTCCTGCTTATGGTGTGATGAACCCGTTCTTTGCTGGTCAAGGCTTCGGACGATAAATAGATTGGGGTGGCTTCGGCTGCCCCTTTTTTTACTATAAGGAAAAATATCATGGACACTATGAAAGCAAAAACTAAACCCAAAGCAAAAGCAAAAAAAAAAGACCTACAGGATATTAATGGTTTGTATTTAATGACTAAGCCAAGCGGTGCAGACATAAAAGTAAGCATTGATAGCGTTGAACATGCTTTATCAATCGGTTGGAAATATCAATAATGAAAAATGTAAATCATTACGACAAAGGCGGTAAGTTGTTTTCTGGTAAAACACATAAACACGCTGATGGAACTGTGATGAGTGGCGTTAAGATGGGAAAAACTTCTAAGCCTTTACTTCATTATGGTGAGCTTAGTAACGCATCAAAAAAGAAGGCCAGATCACAATGGTAAAGGAAGCATAAATAATGGCTACAGTATCGCAAGTCGCAACAGCATCATTGCAACGTATTTTGGTGCAAGCAAGTGAAGCCGCACTTGAACCATCAGAGTATCAAGATTTTATCTTTGCTATGAACAATTACATGTTGTCGTTAGATGCTGACGGAGTGACATTAGGCTATACAGAAGTTGCTAATTTAGGTGATGAAGTAACTATTCCAACAGGAGCTTTACGAGGCTTGATAGCTAATATGGCTATAGAAGTATCTCCTGATTACAACGGCACTATCAGCCCTGGTTTAATAGCCGCTGCTACTGAAGGCTTAAAGGTAATGAGAAAAATAGGCCAACGCATACCTACATCTTTTATGCCATCAACTTTGTCTATAGGTTCTGGGAACGAAAGTGATGATGAAGGATTAACAGGTCATTTTTACCCTGACAAAGAAGCATCAATACTAGCAGAAACCACAGGCGCAATTGGTTTAGAACAAAACACGAACAAAACAACATAGGTGGCATAAATGTCTAATAGAGCAAACGGGCGGAAAAAAAGTCTATTTCCTGCACAAACAACAGTTTTAACTAATGCCAGTATGGATTACTTTGTTAACGGTGTTAACTATAAAATACCTTATGCAAATTTTGTATCCGGACTAGGCGTTACAGGCTCGTTAGTACAAGATGGT